CCGTGGACGAGATTGGCGTCTACAAGCACGAGGGCACCAGTCTGGTGGACATCAGCGGCGATACCACGTTCACCCATCGTGCGGGTGGTATGTACACCGTCACGCTGGACACGGGCGACACGGACACCGTGGGGCGACTGCGGCTGTTCGTGCGGGACGACGATGCGTGCTTGCCGATGTGGAAGGACTTCATGGTGTTACCCGCCAACGTGTTTGACGCGCAGCTGGGCAACGACAAGCTGCAAGTGGACGCCACGCAGATTGAGGGCGGCGACGCCACGGCCGCAATCAACGCTGAGGTGGATACAGCGATTGAAACGTACCGGCTTGACGAGCTACTCACGGCAGCTTTGAGCGCACAGCCCACGGCAAGCTCCCTGCTGGCTGATTTGACAGAAGACGATGGCGGTACACAGCGATTTACGAGCAACGCGCTGGAGCAGGGGCCGGATACGACAACGGGGATTGAGCTGGCTGACGACGCAATCACCAGCGCCAAGTACGATGAATCGACTGCATATCCGCTAGAGAGCGCAGATAGTGGCTCGACAGAGGTGGCGAGGACGGGTGCGGACTCGGATACGCTAGAAGACATCAGTGACGAGATTGCGGGGCTCAATGACCCGGCTTCGGCTGACATCGCTGATGCCGTATGGGATGAGGCACAGGCCGATCACACCAGCGCCGGTTCGACTGGTGAAAGCCTTGACGATGCCGGGGGCGGAGCCTCTGCTGCAGATATTGCCGATGCAGTCTTACAGGAGAGTGTAGACGATCATAAGGGCACGGCCGGCTCCTTGGCCGAACACATAGACGAAATCCAGGCAGACACAAACGAGCTGCAGTCAGATGATGTTCCAGGGCTCATATCCGGCCTAAACGACATAAGCGCAAGCGATGTAGACGCCGAGGTAGACGAGGCAATCGAGAACTACAGGCTGGACGAGCTGATTACCGCGGCCCTTAGCGCCCAGCCGTCAGCGGGCTCTCTCCTTGGCGACCTCACAGAGGACGATGGCGGCACGCAGAGATTCACGGCCAACGCTCTTGAACAAGGGCCAGATACAACTACGGGCATCACGCTAAGCGCTGCTTACGACGACGCTAAGACGGCGGCGCAAGCCGGTGACGAGATGGCCCTTACTGACGATGCAATCACGTCGGACAAATACGATGAAACAACCGCGTATCCCCTCAAGTCAGAGGATAGTGGGTCAACTGAGGTTGCCAGGACTGGGGCGGATTCTGACACACTAGAAGACATAAGCGATGAGGTGGCGGCACTGAATGACATCTCGGTGTCAGACATCTTAGCTGGCGTCATAGAAGGCACATATTCGCTCAAGGAGTGGATGAGGCTGATGGGCGCGGTGCTGTTTGGCGATACGTCAGGCGGTGGCACGGCAACAGCGGTGTTCAAAGACACATCTGGGTCCACCGATAGGGTAACCGCAACGCTTGACAACGATGGTAACAGGGACGCCACACTGGATGCGTCATGAGCGCTGGTTACTGGCCTGGGACGTATTACTACTGGCCTGACAACGGCTACTACTACTGGCCGGCTACGTATCTGTACTGGCCAATCTACGGCATCCCTATCTATGTAGGTTGCCTGGTGTTATCCCAGTCGTCCAGTGAGGTATCGTTATCCGAGTCTGAGGTTGGTAGCGTGTCGTTGTCCGAGAGGGTATGCGCTTCATAGGGAGATAGTGTATGGCTACACCTTTATGGAACCACTATTATCTGGGTCAGAAAGTTCGGGTAACCGGTACGTTCACAGACATCAACGGGAATGCGGCCGACCCGTCGGCTGTCTATTTCTCATACAAGATAACCAGCAGCGGTGATGTGACCACATAGTCAAGAATAATCGTCGAGCAGAGCCAGTTCGACTAGGAGACTGTATGGCAACAATCAATGCATATTCAGCAGAGCTAACTTTATCCTTGCTTGAGGACTCAAGCACGGTGTTGACATCTCCTGGTTCAGAGGAGACCGGTACGGTAACGGAATCGTTCGTGACAATGCCGGGCAGCCTGGCGGCCAGTGCAAGCGACGTTAATATCAAGCTGGGCGCCCTGACTGACCCCCTCATGCTGTGCATCTGGGGCGATGATGGGGTTAGCTTTAAGGTCTCAAGCGCTGGTGACTCCATTGCCGCGTATCCCTTTGCCTGTCTATCCGACATCACGAACGGCCTGGGTATCAGTGAGATTTGGCTGTCCAACGCAGAGTCATCTAGCAAGTCCTACACCCTGGTAGCTATTGAGTAAGGAGGTATAACATGGCAGACGACGACAAGAAGCTGCGCACAAGTTCCGGCAATCCAACCAAACATGCTCGTGAGAAGTACGGCATCGGCGACAGCGGCAAGTTCCCAGTCTTCGACCACAAGTCATGTGTGAGCGCCGTAGACCTCCGCCATCACGGGTCAGGCATATCGGCCAGCCGTGTACTATCTCATGTCATGAGCTGGGCCAGGCGGAATGACGACTCTGCATGCCTCAAAAAGGCTAAAAAGGCCAAGGAAAAGGACAAAGAGGACTGAAAACTGCACCTGGCCTTGACATCGGGTGTGTGATACCTTAAAATAGAGATACATATGTTAACATTCAAATCCGAGACCGTCGACGACATCAATGGTGCTATCTCTCGGTTGGCTAGGCTACCCCTCAGACAGCAGGTAGCTTATCTAGCCAAGGCTAAGCGCAAGTTGCTCGCCTGGGCGCGTAGAGGTGACGACGTACAGGACCTTCGTTTCAGGGTCCATCGCATGTACGCCCACAAGAAGCGCCGATACGACGAGAAGCAGGCGCAGCCAGAAGAGAAGAAGCCCCCCTACGATATTGTCGACAAGCGTCTCTACGACCTGGAAGTTGGAGAGGCGACGCGTTCCAACAGCGAGCGTTACTACGGCCTGCTTGTCGCCCGGGACGAGGATGGGTTCTACGTCACGGACGAAACCGAGCGGACCGAGAGCTACAGCTGGAGCGGCGCCATTCCTGAAGAGGAGATTCTGGGACTTGTCGACGAGAATAACACCGACACATAGCGACTACGACGACATCCACGACGCATGGGTGGAGAACGGCCGGCCGTCTCAGTTTGACCGGCATGGCTCGTTTGGTGGTGCTGTGTATCGGTGTCACGACACGGACGCCGACAGCCCGGACTTTTTCGTAGCGTTCAGTGACGGCCCTACTGAGGTCAACGACTACGGTCAGGTGACCAAGGAGGGCTGGTACACAGTCAACGAACGCTATATGTACATGACCATGAAGCAGGATAGCAAGGGGCGTGTGTCAGTTACGCCCCCGGAGTTTCCGTGATATGCCTTATTACGATTATCACTGCTCGAAGTGCGGCGAGTTGTTCGAGGCAGAGCACTCTATGGACGGCCCCGACCCGAGGTCGCCCGTGATGTGTCCGGTCTGCGGAACCGCCGAGGTAAGCAAGATATACCTGAGCGCGCCTGCCGTCAGCATCTGGTTCAAGAACCCGAGGCTGGCGCATCATTCATCGGACAAGCGCCCCAGGTACATGCCGCCAGTATTGGCTAAGGAGGCGGTAGATGGCAGAGGCTAAGTTCAAGGAGCGTAAGACCCTCCGAGAGATTACTGTTACGCTGGACTACGCGGACACGAGCGCAGTTGAGCTCTTTAGCCTTCCCAAGAACGCCCGCATTGTAGACTGGGTCGTCAACGTGCGGACTGCGTTCTCAGGAGGTGGCACGACCACACTCGACGTGGGTAAGACGAGCGATACGGATTACTTCATCGACGGTCTGGACGTCTCATCCGTGGGGAAGGCAGCCCTGGGCACGGCCCTCAAGAAGGGTGGCGAGAAGTTGTCGGACATCACCACCATCAAGGGTTTGGTTGGTTCTGGAAACAGCGCCGGCTCGCTCAGGCTCACTTGCGTATTCAGCGTCGACCAAGAGACCCCGATGGCTTAGGGGAGGATAATATGACGATTACACACGCACGCAACGAGGACCACCCGAGTACCGAGTATTTTCAGTTCGAGCCCAAGCGGGACAAGCGAGCTGGCAATAACTCGGCCTCTACGGTGGACGAGAATCCGGGGTTCAGCCCAATCAGCCGCTGGCTAACGGCGACTCTGGACAACAGCGACTTCGCCAGCAATCCTGACGCAACCGGCTACCGGGCGCAGTTCATCGTCCCGCGCGATACTATTGCACTTCAGTGTGTGGTTCGTGTGGACGAGGCGTTCGACAATGCCAGCTCGGTCAACATCGGCGATGGCAGCGATGCTGATGGGTGGGCTCAGAGCCTGAACCTGACCGGTACGGGCCTGAAAATTGACCCGGATGCGGCTTATCAGCCCGGCGGCTCCGGCGGCGGGAAGTACTACGAGGACGGAGACACGGTGGATGTCGAGACAGCCACTGGTACCGTGCCCTCTCAGGGCAAGGCTCTCCTGTTCCTGAAGATTATCAGCTATCACGAGGACGCAGAGGCTGAGTGGTAGCCTAACCATCAAGGATAACAATGCCACCTAAGACTGACGTCACGACGGAGAATAACTCGGACGCGTCCGCGAACAACGCGAGCTCGCCCAAGACATCTGCTCCGCCGAACGTTGGCCCTACGTATGACCGCGATTTGGTGTACGCACCAGATGGCAAACCGTGGAGAGAGAAATATCACGGTCAGAAGGGCCGCGTTCAGCAGCTTGAGGAGGAGTACGGGGAGAAGCTGGAAGAAAAGGCTACGACCCTACAGAAGCTCAAGCAGGAGCTGGAACAACGACAGGGCGCCGTCCAGGAGTTGACCGGCAAGTTGGAATCAGCTGGTGAACAGCTGGGGGAGCTCCAGGCCCTCAAAGACCGAATACCCGAACTTGAAAGCAAGGCTGGACGTGCAGCTAAGCTGGAGGCAATCCTGGAGTACCCGCAGCTGGCCAACTTACAGGTAAAGGACATGATGACCAACGAGGAGGGCGAGGAGGTAGAACTTCTCTCCAATCCCATTATGTCGTTGGTCGAGTCCAGCACCCTGGAGGGGGAGGCTCTGCGCGCAGAGTTGAGGCGCCTGAACAAGGTGTATCAGAAAGCCGGCGAGGTCCCCGAGCCGCAATCTACATCGGTGACCGATGGCGCCGCACCCAGTCCGGGCGAGCAGGTAGAACAGACGCCTGAGTACTGGCAGACGAAAGCGCGAGAGGCACATCAACAGGCCATCGAGAACCCTTCCCAAAGGGAGGAGTTCCTCGACCAGATGCAGGAGTTCACACAGAAAGCCAGGGAGGCCGAGGCTAAGCTGTCGTCCTAGCTCATAAGAGCAGGAGGCAGCAATGGCAAACGAAGTAGAAGCCTATTTGGATTTCAATCCATTTAGGGAGTGGACCCAGGACAAGTGGGACGAGCGTTCTGCGGTCATCGACACGCGGTTTCACGAGACCGATGTGTTCTTCACCCCCCTAATTGGAAACTCGATGACCATGCCAGAAGGTGTGGGATTCGACCAGTACTGGTACGTTGGGGCAGAGATTGTCCCGGCGCACGTTAACCACAACACTATCGGCCGGTATCAGCGCATGATGGGACCGCTCTACATCGACACCCGTCAGCGCAAGGTCCGGGCGCGAGACCGCTGGGGCGCCAAGGTTCAGTACGACCGACGCGACCAGATGGTTACGCGCTATGGCAATGACAGCGCGGCGTTCATCAGTGCTGTGTTGCGAGACCAACTGGCCGATAACATCGTTGGGCAGCAGGAGAAGGTGGCCAGGGACGGCATCCTGGACAACGTTGACCATGAGTTCATGCACAATGGCGACGCCTTCGCCAGCGGCTCCAATGACTTCTCCGACCTCCCGACCGACGACACCGGCCTGTTTGACGTAACTCTCCTGGAGGACGTTGCCCTGCGCATGTCCTTCCGTGTTGAGGACACGTTGAAGCAGTACGGCAACTATGCCCAGCCGGTGCCAGGCTCCGACTTCAGGGACTCTGTGTTGGTGATGGTGACGACCCCGACGTATTGGGGTATCTGGAACTCGGACGAGCAGGAGTATATGATTGACCTGCGGCAGCTCCGAGACGAGCGCATCATCAACGGTGGGCGTATTGAGTACCGCAACATGGTGGTCCAGGACACTGGCTACAAGATGGTGCTCTGGAACGCCGGTACCATCTCCAAGCAGGTGCGGGTCACGAGCCCCATCGAGTTTGGTGATGGCGCCCCCGACCCGGACAGCTCGGCTGTCGACAGCGTCTGGTACATGGGCCAGGATGCCGATGACACCACCCACTACATCCAGTGCTCCGCTTTCTCGAGCGGCGACTTCTCCAAGGGTGACATGGTTAGCATTCACACCAACCAGACCAGTGAATACGGCATCACAGGTGGATGTGACCCGCTAGACGGTAAGACGTACCTGGCCGAGGTCTACAGCGTTGATGCGAGCAGCAACCGCATTACGGTCCGCAACCCCATCACCGAGCAGTACGTGGACCAGTTCCAGCTTAGCTACCTCGCTGGCTCCAGCGACACCAGCCTAGCATATGCAGTGGTGACCAAGGCACAGCATGTGCATCCGGTCATCGTGGTTGGCGCGCGGGAGATGGTGCAGTTCGTCAAGCGCATGCAGCCCACCGGTGAGTTCGTTGAGTACAATCGCCCTGTGGACAACAACGTGGACTTCCCGTCCATTGAGCGCGTGACGGCTAACTGGTACGGTGAGGTTAACCCGTGGAACCTCGACATCTACGAGGTCTTCTACACCGCCGCCAAGTTCGGCAACCGCGGTAGCATTGGCTATACGTAATGACCAAGACGTTCACTGACCTCCAGTCTAAGCTGAATAGGTTCGCAGACGATGCCTTGCAGGAGGACGCGTCGGGAGAGGCGCAGGCTAGGCGCTTCTCCCTACCGCTCCGTATTGATGGGTGGAACTGGGCACAGGATGTATTTGTGCACCATACACCAAGGCAGCAATCTGCGTCCCTGACTATAGACACGGGTGAGCGGTCGGCCTTGCTCCCTGACGACTTCTTCGACGTCAAGGGTATCTACGATTCCTATAACGAGTATTGGTGGAGCAAGGTAACGTTCTCAGAGGGTGACTATCGAGACCCAGACTCTGACATCCCGCAGTACTGGATTTGGGATGACAGCATGATTCTGGAGAGAGAGGTGGATTACGATGTGGACTACCTCACGCTCTACTACTGGGCTTATTACCCAGAGATAGAGTACTCGGTAGGCAGCACTGACGAGGACATCACCTACGAGCACGAGACGATTTACGTGCCCAGGTGGGCCGAGTCGGCTCTGATTCACCTTGCCATCGCTTATTGTTGGCAGCCAGGCAGCATGCTGGCCAATGACATCAACGAGTGGAAGATAAGCGTGGATGCAGGTACGCCGATGCACAACCCGCGTCAGGCAGCAGCTTGGGACCACATGAGGTGGTATAACGAGCTACTGAGGACAGTCTCGCCAGCCAGGAGGTAGCATGGCAGTCCCGCCAGAGAGTATAGAGAATCTTATCGCCAGCACGCTGAAAGAGGTTCTCACCGATTGGTGTATCAACTTCGTATCGGACGACGACTCTAGCCGTGCGAACAACGTCGTTCTGGGGAAGCCGACCAGAGAGCTCAGGAACTCGATTGTGGTGAGCGTCTACATGTATCACCCTCTTGGGTTCTCCAAAGGCGGCCACTACGTTGCTGAGGGCACCCCCAGGGCTCAAAGGGAGAGGCCGTACAAGTACCCCTTTGAGACGTGGGGTGGCATGAACACTGAGGAGATTATCGGGGCTGTCCAGGTGAACTACCGCGAGAAGGAGCCGTACGAAGATGCGATTGGCATCGTGGCACCCATCATCGGTCGCATCAAGAAGGCTATCAATACAGATGATAGGCTTGAGTATCTTGAGGATGACATGGGCTGGTCCATGAGCAGTATTACAACGTTCGAGACGCAAGGGGTCGCATCGGGCGGCAAGAATATCACAGTCGACCGGCGCTGGATTTCCTGGAGGGCCTTTATTCACTCCAGTAATTGCCGGGTGTCTGTAAGTTAGGAGGTTCGATATGGCATCAGGGATGCAAATGCCGCAGGACTCTTTGTTTGGAGTTGGTATCCAGCAAGGGTCCGGGGGCACTGATTACGCAAAGATGGCGGACGGGTACGATAACGCAGAGACGACTAACATCTACTACTACCCTCTGCTTGATATGTCGATGGGCATGGCTAAGATGCAGGACTCGCTGCCGCCAGAGATGGGTGGCAAGGCTATGACCTTCGGCACGTTCGCAACAGGTGTGTGGGGACAGGGGACGGCTAGCCTGATTGCCAGGTTGGACAACCGACTTGGATGGCTGCTCTTGGCCGCCACGGGCGAGTGCTCTACCGTGACTGATATCAAGGCCGAAAACCTTGGCATCTGCGGTGGCTCTGGCTCTAGCGGCGACACCTCTGGCATTAACTCACACATCTTTTACTTCAGCGACAATGATGAGTTCTTCGCGCCGTGGCTGACGATTCGGCACCTACTCCCTAACGCGACGGCCGCAGAAGAGGTTGGGGAGATATTCCAAGACTCTCGTATCGGTTCGTTTACGCTCACGGCTGCCAGTGGCGCGCCGGTGACGATTGACCTAGACCTTGTGGGGCGTCGCTTGCAGGCCTCTGAGGAGTTCGACGTCAATCCTGGCTGGTCGGCATCGTACGACGACTTCACCACGTTTGCCATTCCGAGCTGTGAGGGGCACTTCAAGGTAGAGGGTACTGAGCACGACGTCACCAACGTCACGTTCACTATCAACAACAACGTTCTACCTCCGCAGCAGAGCATTATCATGGGGTCCCTTGACCCCAAGGACTTCCCGCTGTTGTCGCGTGACGTCACCGTGACCGCTACGATTCTCATCGAGAACTACGACCTGTACGTCACGACCTTCACGGGCAGCTCGGTGGATGTCTCGTCAGGGTCGGACCAGACGGCCGCATGCACGGTCTACAAGGGTGACCTGGACGTGATGCTTGCATCGCAGGTTGCTATCGGGGCCGCGGGAGATTCATCTGAGAAGTACAAACTCCGCATTGTGTCCAACGCGGACAACAACAATGTGGCGTGGATGGCACAGCCCATTCGAGTAACGCCCCGGCGGCCGGTGGTCATGCAGATTACAGGCACTGTCGAGGCTGTGTCGGGCGAGACGGGCTTGTACCTAGTCCTGCAGAACTCCAAGGCAGACTACGCCCTGCCATGAACGTAGACCAGCTCTTAGAGCTGACATACGACACGGTGGCTGAGGCTGCCCCGGACGGACTGAAGAAGAACAGTATTCTGAAGCGTCTGGGGCAGCTGATGCGCACTGTGGGAACATACGGAAGTCTCTGCGTGCAGAGAGAAATGTCGGAGGAAGGAAAGAAAGCGCTCGCCAGAGCTGAGCGCGAGGATAAGCTCTGGGTCCGCAAAGACTGCGGATGTAAGTAGGAGGAAAGATAATGGCTATCCAAGCAGTACCGACCATCAGTGAGGAGATTTACCTGCAGGACTTGACCGAGCGCGTAAAGAAGCTGGAGGGAGAAGACCCCAGGAAAGAGCAGGCCTGGGTCAAGATTCGACAGGCGACCGAGGGAGACCAGCTCCAAATTAGCGCCCGCAATGCTGACAGTGAAGTCGTGTGGCAAGCGGATGGGGGCGCAAGGGAGAAGCGTTCCAACAACCCCTTGGAAGAGCGCATGTTCAAAGCCTACCTCGTTCTTGTTGATGCTGGTAACATCGTCGCACCTGATGGCAAGCCTGTGTTCAAGTTCTCCGAAGGTGATGATTACCCCAAGTTTGATGGGAGTTGGGCTGATTTTAAGAGCAGGTGGGGCCTCATCCCGTCTGTGGCAGCCGACGCCATCGAACTAGCTATCTACAAGCTAAACCCCCAGTGGGATGTTTTCGGTCTGATGACAGAGGGGGAATAGACAACCCGCTTTCCGAGCACCTCGACAAGCTCGAGGAAGCGGTTATCAACTACCTGGAAGCAAGTTTCTTCAGAAACGCTGACAGCCAGGTAAAGAAGGCGTTGCGCAAAAGTGGATTAATGCCCATGGAGCCCGATGCGGAGATGCCTGAATCGTATCGCATCTGGCTGCTGTGCAAGCGTCACAACACGCTCTGGTGGTCTGGGGGTATCTCAAACCAGCCCTACATCATGAATCTCGAGTTCGCGGCCTGCGAGATTGCCAGAGATATCTTCGACGACCAGCTTCAAAGTTACCGGGATATCATCCAAAATGCCAAGTGATTTCGACACCCTCCGAGAACTGCTTCGGGAGTACACTGTTACCGGTTACATGCCCAGAGAGCTGATGGGTCAGGCGGCGGAAATCCTGGGAACTGATGTCACCCAGGTGTCCCCAGCAGAGGTGCGTCAGGCGCTTGAGACTCGGTATGCTGCTTATGGTGGCAAGGCGCCAAGGCTGGAGGGTGAAGATGTTGGTAGAGAGCCCGGTACATCCTCGACTATCAACTGGCAGCGAACCGGTACCGGTAAGCAAATGCGCGTGCTCCACTCAAAGCCCTTCAAGGAGGGCGAGGAAGGCCATCCCTCGCAGTGGGAAGAAGGCTATGTCTCAACGCCGGAATCCACACGCCAGTGGCCCACCTGGGTGTATGAGCAGTCATTCATGGGTGTCCCCTCCCCGCAAGGTGAGATGAAGGTCAGCAAGGACCCAAGTACACTCGAGGGTCGGTTGAAGATTGCCAAGTACGCCAAGAAACCGTGGACATCATCTTACGAGTACCCTGATCTGTACCAGTCCCCAAGGGATGTGGTAGACCCGAGAACGGGTGAGGTCACCAGGGGCAGGAGGAAGCTCACACACCTCGCCCCCATGAAGACTGGTGAAAAGGCCACGCGGGTTCCAGAGGGTGTCAACCTTCCTATGGTGTTCACGAGCAGGGACATCACCCCGGAGGGCCAGATTCAGGCCCCGAAGGACTATGTTTCAGAAGCCGAGCTCAAGAAAGAGAAGCTGTATTGGTTCCCCAAGGGTAAAGAGCCATCCTTTACAAAGCGCGGTACCAGGTGGAAGCCTGGTCAGGACATCGTTCCGTTTGAGGGGGCGCAGCCGCTTGACCTGGGTTTGGGACGGTATGCCACATCAGTAGAGTTTAGGGGTGCCACGCCTCTATCCCAAAAGGAGCTTGAGGAGACTGGCAGGGAAAGCACAAGGCGGGTGGGTGGACAAGATGTAGAAGGCCAGTGGGTCCGCCTTGGGTTCAGGCAAAGGATGGACCCCGCTCACGCGCAGCTTATGGCGCGTTCAGGCTTGTTCAAGCACCAACTTGCATCTGGGCAGCAGGTCACAATTCCAGGGTTTGAGAAACATGGCGTAGGAGCCCTGAAGGAGCCGGGTGCACAGTCTTACGCCTACTGGCAGGCTCACCCTGAGGAGCGAGCGGCCGCTCTACAGGAGATGGGCCTACCAGAGACCAGTACCTGGCGCGATGTGGGCTATCAACTGCATCAGCGTTACCGCGAGAAGGTTTACCCAGAAATCAAGACAACCAGAAGGGCCGTTCTCCACGACATCCCCACGAGCCAGTTAAGGGCTCCTTTCGGCACCGCTGAAGAGGGTAAGGGTATGTATGGGGACCTTCCTATTGAGCGCGTCACGACCCCCAGAGAGGCTCGTGAGGGGCGTGTAGACGTCATCACCAAGCCGATGGAGATGGTGGCTGGTGACTGGTTCACACAGTTGAGTATGGAGTGGCCCATTCGCAGGCACAATGTGCCGGCCAAGGAAATGCGGGCGCTTGAGCGCACTATGCCCAAGCTGCATGCCCAGCTTCAGAAGGAAGCACTCCCCAGGCGTATGGCGTATGCCAGTATGATAAACACGGCCCAGTACAATGCTGGCCGTGCAGAAGCCCCGAGCGATGTTGTCGACCTGACAGCAAGGGGTCAGGAGGCCATAATGGCCTCCGCTCGCACAAGGGCCAAGGCCCTGGCTGAGACTCAGGGTGTCGAGCCGGGAGAGCTGCAGCCCGGCGTGATGTCCAGAATGATTATCGAGTCCGCCGCCGAGAGGTATGGTGGAAAGAACATCCGCATTGGCGACCGCCTTATCGGTGCCCCTAGCCATGTCAAGCACTTCACAACCACAGGTGATTACATCTTTGAAGAGGCATCACAGGTTGGTCGCGCGTTCTCTCGCGCCATAGAGATGTACGGCACCGAGAAACAAGGTGGTGCCGTGAAAGGCGCTGCTGAGGCTGTGAGCGGCCTAGCCACTGGGCGCAACTTCTTCCAGATGGGTATGAGGGCATGGACGGAGAGAAGTAGGGCGGGTCGGCTGCTTATGGACCCGGCCCTGCCGTCCAACCGTATCGTCATGCCGGAACAGGAACTCGTAAGGGCCCTGGGTATTCAGGAGCATCCGCACAGAGAGGAATTGTTGGAGCAGTATCGCTCTGGCGAGTGGTCACCCAAGGGTGTTGTTTTTGGTCAGCCTACACCTGGTGAGGAATACACACGTGGGGCAATGCAGATAACCAGTCCCCAGTATGCAAGGGAGCAGGGATGGCTGAATCTGGAGGACCTGGGTCAAAGAATGGTCCTCAACCCGCAGGCTGGTCAGTTCCTTGGGCGTGACGCCGACGGTGACCCCATCTATGCAATAGCTGGCGAGCAAGTAGCCTATAAGGATGGCGAGTGGACCAAGACTGACCTGACTGGCGCCCAGATATTCACAGAGGAGCAGATACAAGAGGGGGCTATCAGGGCCCACGAGGAGTTGGGAAGGCCTAGTAATGTCAGGGGAGAAGAAATCCCTCTAGACGTAGACCCCAGTACGCTATTCACCCTTGGCCAGGGTGATGTCAGGCAAGCTATGGTCGAGGACTACTACCGCGGTCACGGCAAGTATATCGGCCGCTACTACAACCTGCTTGAGGACGCCTGGTCAGCGTCCAGGAAGATTGGTAGGGGTAAGGCTGGCGAGGAGCTGTTCAGGACTGTCCATGGGCGCACACAGGGAAAGACCCCTCTTCCCAAGTCCCTCAAGCGCACGATGGACCTAATGGCGACGGCCACAAAGACAGGCTGGAGCGCTGATGCCCTTAAACAGGTTGAGGGTATCGACGTTGAGCAATACCAGAGGACACTTGGTTCCGGGTACAGCCAGAGCTTCATCAGCCTGTTTGAGGAGTTGGCAGGCGGCACTGAGAAGGGTGCTCTGACGCCCAGGCAGATAGCAGAGCTTACAGCCGGGCCTGGCAAGGTGAAGAGCGCCGAGGAGTTTGTCAGGCGTTGGCGTGGGGCGAAACCGGGAGATGAAAGGGCTGCGCTCTGGCAAGAGACGCCGCCGAGTGAGGTGTTGGGCTCCTTTGCAGAGCGCGTGAAGTCCCCACTAGGTGCAGCGTTATTTGCTCACCAGCTACGCAGGGAGCGAGCGAGAGCAGAGAGAGCGGGTGAGCCATTCCGGCTAGAGCTGCCCCAGGATATCCCAGAGTCCGAACAGCTCAAGATTTGGCAGCAGGCATTAACTCAAGGGCGTGAGTTTAAGGCTCGCCGCCTTGTGGGTAGCAAGTTGAGGGCCGGGCAGGCCAACACCACACCTATGGGCTACCTATCGGCAAAGGTAGATGCTGCTCGAGAGCTTGGCTACGGCCTGGCGCCATTCCTATCTGGTAGGAGTAAGGGTCCGGGTAAGTGGCAGGGCACGATTAGCCCATCAGCTGTTGGCGGCGACAAAGCACGCCTATTGGTGAATGCCCTAGCCAGAGGGTCTAGGCGCCGAGGGCTTGGCAAAGGCGTCTCTGGTGGTGGGTCCATTGAGGGTGAGGCCGGAAGCCTGATACACAAGCAGATGGAGAGCATGTTTGAGCTTGGCGGTGACATCGAGACCGAGAAGAGAGTCAGTGGTAAGTTTGCCGGCCAGCAGGTGTCTGGTCGAGTTGACGTTTGGAACCCGGCTTCTAAGAAAGTAATTGACATCAAGACTGCGACCAGTCTGGGCACAGACCGGGAGTTGCGTGAGGAGTACGGCCACCAGCTCAGGCTCTATTCAGCATTGACCGGAGCCGAGAGCGCAGAGATCTGGGCGCCCAGGGGTGAAACGGTTACCAAGATACGCAGGCTGCGCAACATGTTTGAGAGCAAGGGTATCACTTCGTGGACTGATGCCACGCCAGATATGGTCAATCTAGCAGAGAAAATTGGTAATGAGATTGTAACAGGTGGGCGTAAGGTCTCCATTGACCTGGGCGAGGAAGCTATGGAGGCCACGCGTGGCGCCGTTCAGCAGCACGTTGCCCAGCAGACACAGGTACAACGATGGCAAGAAACCGGGCAGCTACCTACCGAGTGGAGCCAGGTGGGCGGCATGCCAGCACGCTACGGCGAGCAGATGAAGGCTGCTGAAGAACTAATCAAAGAGGCTCCCAACAAGATTGCTCAACCACCTTTCTCTGCAGCAACCAGACCGCCAGGAAAGGCCTCTGCGTCCAGGCAGGCCAGGGCCACCACGGGTATTCAATCCACTGCAGAGCGTATGCGAGCTAGGCGAAAGAGTTCGTTTGGCGCTGGTATCTCCAAGGCTGGGGGGTTACCCGCTATGGGTGATGCTGGTGGTCAGAAACCCCCAGAGGAACCGCCGTCCGGCGCACCATCAGCCGCAGCCGAGCCAGAAGAACAACCCAGCCCGGAAGACTCCTTGATTAGGGCTGTTATGGAGCTGGGGGAGCGTATTGAGGGTGGTGGTGGCGGGCCAGACTTTAGCGGCGTACCGGAAGGCAAGTTCGTTGACTCGGTAAACAAGGTGAGCAAGCTGTTTGATGATTGGGCTAAAGCTGTCAAGCCAGCTATTGACGGGACTAGAGATTTTACCAAGGGCGAGCTCAGGCTAACCAAGAAGCTCGGTAGGATGGCTCAGGCCATCGACAGGGGCCTCAAGTATCCCGAGAAAGCCTCTATGTGGAGCGGTGCTGCAGAGGGCCCCTGGAGGCAAGCTGTACAGTGGAAAAAGGGCGGCAAGATCGAGCGCCTGAAAAAGGCCTATGGGCAAGCCGAAATACAAGAGCTTAGGGCAATGCTTGGTGGCGGTGATGAGGGTGGCGGCGGCTTTATGACGCAAGCTGCTCGGGGTATCAAGCGCCTTGCCGTCGGGTGGGCTCCCATGCAGATGCGCCGTGCATGGGGTATGCTGGGTGCCCCGGCCTTCAAGAAGTACATGCCAGCCGCTGCAGAGGCTGAGATGGCTGGCTGGGGTATGACTCAGGCCATTGGTGGATATGCTGGCGGGGGGTTGCCCGAGGGCGTAGCCGGCGGTGTCATCAGGGCCAGGGCTCAAATGCAGCAAGCTCAGATTAATGCTGGCCGGTCAGCTTATCGGGCCTATGGTGGATTGGTTGGCGCTGGTTCTGCCATGCCAGGCCTGCTTGGTGTGGCTGGCCCGGCCGCCGGTGCGGGCTTGGTCTCTATGATTGGTCTCAATGCCGTTGGCGCTACCGCTGCTGCAGGCCCAGTAGGAGCAGCGGTAGCTGGTGCTGCTGGTTTGTATGGTGGGTACAACTACCTCAGGTCTTATGGCCCAAAAACAGCCGAAAACGCCTTTGCCGCTACTCGAGGTGGCGGAGGTCTCGGCTGGGCTGGCTATGAAACAACAGGCGCTTTTAGGGCTGCTGCTGGAAACCTTATTGGTGGCGGTCTAACAAGGGAGCTGGGCGCGGCATATCGTGACAGGGGGATACAGGGCCTCTCTAACCAACTTGCAACAAATCTGCAAGCGTCTGCTGACGTGGGGATATCCCAACAACAACTTGGGGAAGAACTTCGCGGCACGAGACTCAGCGCCATGTCTGCACAAAATAGAATGGCCTCCCTCAACTTTGCAGCGAGAAATCTTCACGGGCAAGAGGGAACTATTTGGTCCGGGATGGATGAGGGGAGCATCCTAAAAACCCTGGGGGGATTTGCAACCTACACACAGGCGCTTGAGGGGATGACACCCGAGCAGCTTGGTCAGGCGCCGCCGGAATGGATGACGAGGGCCACAGCCCTTGGGGTTGACCCTGCTCAGTACGCTAAGATGGCTCAGGGCCTGGGTATGGGCATCGAGGGTACAGAAGAGCTCGTCAAGCGCTTTACACCAGAAGGGGCCTCCGCGTTTGAGAAAGCCAGAGCTGAAGCGCAGGTTGGCAAGTTCTCCTGGATGAGACAGTATGGCACGGCTGGCGAGGACATCCTTCAGTACGCTGGTTCTATGCCAAGGCAGACTGATGTACCAGGGGAGTTCGGCGGACCCAGCTTCTACTTCCAGGAACCCGAATATTCGGGCAAGCAAATTCGGTATGCCAAGACTGTGGCTGGTATCCTTGAGGGCACGCGCGGCACCCTTATGGCCCAAGGGGTTATGACTCCCGAGGTAGGCCCTGGTGTCGAGCGGGCGTTAGAATCTGCTACACCAGAAGACCAACAGCGGATTCTCCAGCAGGCTGTCTCTGCGCGCAGAGGGGCGCAGATGGTAAGCACTGCGGCCCAGAAGTTTGGGCTACCTGCCCAGGCCTTGCAGCAAGCGCTCCCTGAGGAGCTAACACAACAACAGTATTACCAAATGAGCCAGGCCATCAGCGGTCAGGGCAGGCTCCCTCAGATGCAGCAGTTAGGACAGGCGCTGGGGATGTCCATCACGCCCCAGATGGTAACCCGCGGCCCCGCTGGTCTCCGTATCGGCACCGCGGCCCCTGTAGGATACGGCATGACTATGCCGCAGTTCCAGGCTGGCTATCAGCAGGCCAACGCCAGGATGATGGCCGGCAAGGCCACGGGAGACTTTGTGGGTGGCACCACGTGGAGTGGCGCCGAGTTTGGTGGGTGGGGTGAAGACACAGCTTGGGGTCTGCAGGATGCCATGTCTGCGGAAGGTCTCAGGCACTCCATGGCTCAGGCCGGGTTCACACAAAGGCGGCTTGCTCTCCGGGAAGAGAGGCTGGCGCAGGAAGAAGCTGGCGAGGGGCCAAACGCACTGGCGAGGCAGCTGCAATACGTGACAGCGCTGGGTGGCGAGAGTCCGGTCACTCCTGGTTATCAGTACACCGGCCGGTTCCCGATGATGTACCAGCAGGAGGCTATGAACTTTGGCTACCAACAGCAACAGTTTGGTCTCCAGCAGCGCCGCATGGATGTCAACCAGATGTGGCAGCAGCAGCAGTTCCAATGGCAGGCTGAGAATCTGGGCATACGACAGAACCAATTTGGTGTGAGACAGGGTTGGCAGCGTGAGGACTGGGCGTTCCAGCAGGGCAGGTCGGCCAGAGAATTCGGCTGGCAGATGGAGGACTACGAGGAGAACATCCGGTTCGCCACCGGCCGTCAGCGCGAGCGATTGCAGACTCAGCAGGAACGGGCCGTCATCCGATATGGTGAGCAGAGAGGGCGGTTTGAGACTGGTAAAGAGCGCCAGGAGCAGATGTGGAAGTGGCAGGAACAGGCGTTCGAGCGGGAAGAGGAACAGCTTGAGAAGCGCAAGGCTCACGCAGAGGAGCTGGCTGACCTTCAGCAGCGCCAGCACGATATGCAGGTGCAAAGAGCTGAAGAGGCTCATCAATTCCGCTTACAGCAGATTGAGGAGCAGGAACAGGGATTCAAAGATAACTGGGAGATTCAGGAAGAGAAGCGGGAAGAGGACCTTGAGTACGCCCGCAAGAACCTGGAAATCGCCAAGGACGCAGCTGCTGAGGCGGCAGGACACGCCAAGAAGATGGCGGCGCTTAGGGAGGAGATGAGAAACGTCCAGAGGGAGCAGGCCGTGCTTATCTCCGAGTGGCAGCAGTTAATGTCCCAGGCCCTTATGGAGGTTCTGAAGGAGCTGGACCCGGAACTCGGCGCCGTGTACCAAGGCTTCCTGGACCAGCACAGCGGTGCGGACCACGCGTTCAGAGGTGGGGCTAGATGAGCAACGAGTACATCATCCTAGAGGATTCCAGCAGCAACCAGTACTACTTCCGGGTGTTGTTCCCTGATGGCGGATACCGGCCGCTGTGGCACAAGATTCAGAACATGCAACTCACTGTCACTGGTAAAGTCGACATGCAGGTTGGGCCAGTACTCCGCCAATGGACCTACAGCCTTATGGTATCGGACAGTGAGACAGGTAATTATGGCGACATGAGCGACTTACGTACGCTCTACCAACTCAACGACCCTGATGGCACGCCATCCAACCTACTCACACTAACCGACCACTACGGGAACACACACGACGTCTATCTTATGGGGGATATGATTGAGGAGCCTATGTCCCCCAAGATTGAGGGCTCCTGCGCCTGGTTCAGGGTGACTATCAGGCTAGCGAAGTCGGAGGCTGAATGAGAACTATTGATGCTGGCATTGAGAGCCAGCAGGCTAGCCTCAATCGCTACCCGGTAACCGACCTGGTTATCCGGGACGTCATGCTGCGCCTGGACCAGGACTGGGAAACATCGGCCTACAATACAGACTTCCCCGACGCTGATGATGGCAGCGATATTCCTCAGCACCCGTACGATGAGGATGACTACGACAAGTACATGACGCGTGCGTGGTGCGATGCCTCCAATGTCACCATCCATCACGCGCGAGATATGTCATCTAGTTCCAACTGGCAGGGCAGCTCTTACGTCCTCACCAGGACCACGGATGGTGTTCACCGTGTGAGTTGCAGAGAACTGTATACCTATTACGCCTACAACGGCGACATTCTGTTCACCCACGCCAGCGGGAATGATTACACATTCAAGTCCAGTGCTTATACCTGCAACACTGACCATGTAGCTCTAGCATGCGCCAAGGGTGGGTCAAGCATCATCTACATGGCCAAGCTCCACGAAGAGGGTACATACAAGTACGTGTCCTTGCACCGCGTGGAGTTCGGCGGAGATATCACAGATTGCCCTCACACGTTCCCCGTTGATGCTGATTACAACATCTCTAGCCTGCAGTGGTTTGACGCGGAGAGGCTTAACAACGAGGACATCATCATTCTCAACGAGAGGACCTACGGCCAGCCGGTGGTGGTGCGCTACAAGCAGGGCATGTGGTCGACGCCGAGGCATATATCTAGGATAGACGATCTGGGCAGCAACTCGTTCATGCGTATCGGCAGCATAGCTAACATCACTGACTCAAATGGTGATGAGGTGTTGTGGGCCACGGGGCGCATCAGCCGTCCGGGAAGCACGGGAGAACACCCACAAGCCTTTGACTTTGTAACGCGCACCAAGGATGGGGTTCATTGGTCGTTTGACCGATACTGCTATCTGACTAGCACAAACATGTGCGGTAAGCTGCTTGTGTATGGCGACTATGTTTACTATCCTCGCGGCGCCACGGTTATGAGGGGTCGGCGCACCTGGCTTATGAACTCGGAGCAGTCGGCTCTTGAGATTGACGCCAGCGATGATGTGTTTTCATGGACTTACAACCAGTCCGGGGCCGGCGCTGCCGCCAAGGGGTCAACCAGGTTGGCAGCTGGCGATGGCACATACAACAGGGTGACTGAGGATAGCGATTATCTGGGCCGGTGGACCAATGCTGATGGCGAGCTGGCTGTCTCCCCTGGCATGTGGCTGTGGAGGGGCGCCGGGTACGATGACGCGTCTGCGGCTTCAATGCCTAGCATACCCATCGCTGTAGAGGGCATTGACCAGGTCCCTGGCTCCTACGAGCTTGGCAACAGGGTTTTCAGCATCACCAGCCGCGAGATTGTGATGCGATTACTCTACGATTGGGTGAGCGACCAGAACTGGCAGATCATGTCGGAGACCAAGCACTACGACGACTGCGATGTGCTTTCCCACCTGTACTCTATCAGCTCTGGCCAGATTGAGGTCCAGTCCGATGATGATGAAGAACTTACTGGCGGCGTCGACGAGGACGAGATAACCGAGTCCGACGACACCCTCATCTTTGACACTCCCAACAAGCCTGGTATTCACCTGTGTACCAAACCCCCCGATACCCGCAACTTCCACGTTAGGACTAGATTCTCCATCTCTGATGACTACGCAGGCTCCACCAGTGTGCTCTCATCTGGTTATGTGGACAGCACGTTCAGCGAGATGACAGGCACTGGCGGTACGTACGATGAGAACTTTGCTGTTGACGGCATGACGACTTTTGGGGTTGCCGGAGAGGACTTCTCCGACTACTACTGCGATGGCGAGGATTACTGTCGCTACATCATCGTGGTGACAAACACAGATGGCACCATCACCTGGGCTTGGATATACAGGGCATACAGCGGTCAGGATGAGAAGTTCCAGGTGACAGAGGTCAGTGAGGTGGCTTCTTCCAGCTCTTCAGAATGGAATGGAGCCGGTAGTACAGGCAAGACTGCTTCCACCTGGCGTATTGCAAGGGCTGATGGGTGGGCCAGGCTCGGAACGGGTATCGGTTGCGTCGGCTGTGTGGGCGGCGCTGACTCGCAGTACAACCTCATCGCGGCTATCCCTGACCTTATCGGTGGTAAGTTCTGGCTCGTCATCCGGCGCGGTGATGAGGATGACTCTGCTTGGATTCCGTGGGCATACGAGGACATAAACGTCACAGTCACCAAGGGTAAGAAATACGAGGTGGAACTTGTCAGGCGTGGCAACCTGGTTGAGGCCAGGATGTATCAGTTCTCCGCATCCGGAAGCAGCCGCTCGGCCGCCACGGACAAGATTTCCGAGACCTGGCCCTTTGACGACCCCATGGTGTACTTGGATTCTGAGGCATGGAACGCCACAGATAAGGGTAAGGTAGGCGTTATCTGTACCATCAGCGTCCCTGAGTCGCAGCTTGGCTCCTGTAGGAGCGACAGGGACTGGCTCATCAGAAACCCCGACCTGTTCACGGTAGAAGTGGCGTCTGGCACGCAGACACTGCTCAAGGACCCGTTCTCCGACTGGCAAGACTTCACCAACGGGTATACCTGGAACGGGAGTGCCTGGGCCCAGAAAGCTAACTCGGAGATTCCGCCTTTCCATTTCGGCGGCGAGACCTTCAATCCCTCGACCACGGATGATTATGCCAACACTGAGTACTTCGGCGACCAGTGGGAGTACGATGACCTGGACGACTACACCCCATCACACTCTCGCTGGCGAAGACCTAAGGTCAGTCCCACCAACTACGCGGCCAGCTATAACACAGGTCAGGGGAACTGGGGGCCTGATGAGGCTACGCGCCAGATGCCTTGGGGTTATGAGAACGCTGGGAGCAATATCTGGGATGGTACCTATGGGAGTAATATGCTCCCCATGTTCATTCGCGGGGACAACCAGGACCTGCAGGACGACACCATCAAGTGGCATTACGGGTTCGCCCGGTGGACGGAGATGGTGTGCGCCAAGGGCGAGTCCGGGATAGACGCGCTTTATCTCTGGGATGTTGATTCTGACGACTGGTCTAAGATGGGCTCCTGGCACTACGCGTCTGGTGACAGCTACGATGACAAGATGCCGGATGGCAAGATTTACCCCGGCTTCTATCTCCCTGGTAGAGCCAGCCCTCATGAGACGGAGACCGCGCATGGCAAGGGTACTATCATACGCCAGCACTGGAACCCCGTCATCATGGTGGAGGGTGTGTGGGCTTATGATGATGAGACGGACAAAACCCTGGAATGGGCTATCGAGGAGATTGCGGCTAAGGCTGGCGTCCTTGACTTCGACACAGAGTACTCCATCAACGAGGCCAGTGTGTCCACCCAGGCGTCCATTCCATACTGGCTTACAGATGTCTTCAGTGATGATGTGTATCAGAAAGATTTCGACATCACAGTGACGCTACCGACAGTGCCGGAGTCTCAGGGTGATTTCCTAACATTGCTTTGCAGGGCTAACACCAAGTTCGGCTCAGCGACAACGGGTGACGTGTCAAGCCTCAGTGCGCTGGCTGTCAACCTTGGGCTCAGGGCGGGTATCACCTCTCCCGTCCTTGAGCTTCAACAGACGAGCACCAACACATCGGGCTGGATAATGGTGGACCGCATCGAGATTCCGGGTGATAACATCGGCAACACCGTGCGGTTCGTTGGTAGGGAGAAGTTTATCACCGTGTACAGCAACGGGTGTAAGCTGGGCACGCTGCACACTGAGGAGATATTCGGCGTGGATGCGGATGGGTACGCCGAGACGTTCACACAACCCGGCTACATCGCGGTCCAGAGCTATGGCTCTTACACACCAGTTGTGGACGTTACACAGCCTGAGTTGTGGGAGTGGACAGACGCCATCACGTTGGACAGCAGGCAGAACGCCATCAACGGGCTTGACTCGGCTATCAGGGATAGAAGGGTGAGGTTCGTGGGTACATTGGATACCGATACCGGTCAACCTATGCTGAGGTTCTCCAACATGGCGCTCCGGTATACTACGGCCACGCTGAGCAATTTCTCCCAGTGGTTGGGCACCATCACAGACCATCAGAGCGGGGATGCCAACTACCCGGCCGGTGGGGCACATGTGTCCATCTACCGCGACCAGACAGCCGAGACCGACCGTATCCCCACACACATACGAGTGGAGGGATATGAGACGGGTGACTACATTGACGACAACTCTGCGCGCAGATACGGCCTGATGTTCCAGAGCCATCATGTTCCCAGCCTGGACGAGGAGGCCGCTTATACCGAGGCCAGTTACATTGTCAAGGACGCCATTGCCCATTCCGGGAGCCGTAAACCAACCGCAGCAGCCCAGTTGGACTGGGAGCCAGAGGACGCCCTATTGTTAGACTACACAACCTATGACGACGGTGAAGAGGTCAGTGACTACTACATTGTGGACAGCGTGTCGTTCAGCTTCGACCGCTCGCCCAACCTTCAAATCATGGGATTATTGAGGAGATTCACATGACGCTGAGAAGGGGCCCCAACCGCCAGCGCCGCACAGCCACGGTCGTCAACGTCTTCGAGGGTTACGTTGACGTGCAGATAGGCGGGGATACAGCCCTCACCAGAGGGTTGCGCGTCATTGGCGGGACGGACAACGTCAATGTTGACGACACGGTGCTGCTCAAAGAAGCTGACGGTGTTCTCTACGCCCAGGCGTTCAGCGGCCCGTCCGGTGGCGCTGGTGGCAGTTCCGCGACGATGACCACGGTGAACATCACCGAGGGTGGTGATGGCGTATCTGGCACAGGCACGGACAACCGCGTAGTTCGCTGGGATGGCACTGACGCTATCCAAGACTCTCAAATCCTAGCCAACGATGATGGCGATTTAGACCTGCTCACAG